CTGGATTGCTAACGCAGGAGTAGGTGCATAATGTCAGTAGTCATCGATCATCCACCATCATTTATCAACGCATTTTTACAGCAAAAACTTGGTCCAGACTTTGGCGCTATCCCAATGTTTCCAACAGTACCAACAGACATGGCTTCATTGGCACAAGAGTTTTCTATTAACAATCTAACAGAGGGAACTCCAGGAGTGTTTGTGTTTAATGGCAATGCTGCAATATACGATAGAATGTTTAAAATGAGAAGAATGCCATTCCCTCACATCAAATGTGAACAACTACTTTATTATTTTAATGCTTTAGAAGAAAATGCTGTGCCAAACCTAATAAGAATAACTCAGAAAATTCAAGACTTTCTTGATAGAGGGGATGAGTCAGCAGAAGACCTAAATGCTTGGATTCTGTCTACTCTAGAGGTTGAAATAGAAACTGAAACCCTTAGACCAGTTGCGACCATTCCTGGACACGGAACATTCTATGTGCCTTACTTTCATAACTTTAAGATATATCAGTTGGAAGAAACCAGGGACATTATAGACTTTGGTACAGCCCGTACTTATGCGGGGAATAAAATGATCATCGATTACGACTGGCATGCTGTATACCCAGACCTAAATAACCCATAATAAAAAGGCAGTATAATTAGGATGAGGAAACAAGCCCTTTTTTAATAAAATGAAAGAGGTGAGAAAATATGGCATACAGCCGTGGTTCAAGTAGTAACATCATCGTAGGTGCAGCAGCACTATTTACGCATGATGCAGGTCCAATCGGACTTGACAGCGCAGGAAAGATTACTGATACTCAAGCAGCAACAGATCTACCAGCATTCACCGCATCCTCAACATCCTATAAGGATACTGTAGATGCAGATGAAGCATACACAAACGTAGGCTACACATCAAACGGTTTGGAACTCGCATTCCAACCTGATTTCGGTGAGGTAGCAGTAGATCAACTTCTCGACGTTGCTCGTTTATTCAAGCAAGGTATGACAGTTAATCTAAATACATCTTTCGCAGAGGCAACACTAGAAAATCTTCTAGTAGCAATTGCAGCAGATGACACAGATCTTACATCAGCATCAGGAGTTTCACAACTCAAGATGTCTGCAGGAGATATTGGTGACGTTCCATTAGAGCGTGGCCTTGTAGCAGTAGGTCCAGGATCTGGTTCCGCTGCAACACCAAAGGAAAGAATTTACGTTGCATACCGTGCACTCTCAATTGAGAATGTAACAGTATCAGCAAAGCGTGATGAGGCTTCAATGTTTGAAGTATCATTCCGTCTTCTTCCAAACGATGACGCATCATACGGTAGAATCGTAGATCGTTCTCTAACAGCATAATACAACTTAATAGGATTAGCCCAGACCCTTGAAAGTCTGGGCTTTTCCATTTCCATTTGGTATACTTATATAATGGCAACAAGCATTTATGAAAAAATAAAGTTTAGTCTTATAGACGGTACAGTCATTGAGGCTGGACCTCTTAAAATAAAATATCTTAGAGAGTTTTTAGAAATTTTTGAAACTATAAAAGAAGCAAAATCAGACGATGAATCTATATCTGTTTTAGTTTCTTGTTGTTTAGTAACAATGAAACAATATGCCCCACACATCAAAACCTTGGAAGATGTTGAAGATAATTTAGACCTTCCAACTATATATAAAGTAATTGACATTGCAGCAGGAATTAAGATAAATCAAAAGTCTGAAGACACGGTTAAGTCTCAAGCAGTAGACAGTGGCTCTTCATGGGAAACGCTAGATCTTGCAAAACTTGAGTCAGAAGCATTTCTTATAGGGATATGGAAAGACTACGAAGAACTAGAAGAGTCTCTTTCAATGCCAGAACTTACAGCAACTATTAAAATCAAAAGAGAGTTAGACTACAGTGATAAAAAGTTTGCTGCTGCCATGCAAGGAGTGGATCTTGATAAAAATTCAGGGAATCCAAATGCATGGGAAGACATGAAGGCCAAAGTATTCAGTGGTGGTAAGGCCGTAGATGGAAAAGACATTCTTGCATTACAAGGAAAGAATGCAGAAAAGGCTGGGTTTGGAATTGGAATGGGCCTTACTTATGAGGTTTACGAATAGCAAAAAATATGACTCCGCTATGGTATAATTAACTAAACCTTATAAGGAGGAATAGATGGCAACTGCCACAGAAGAAAAAACAGTAACTCTGATCGACGGAACCAAGATCAAGGTAAGACCACTAAAAATCTCACTACTTCGTCCGTTTATGAAGAAGTTTGAAGATATCGCAAAGGTAGCAGAAGATAATGAGAAGTCAATGAATCTGCTTATGGAGTGCGTACAAATTGCAATGCAACAATACAAGCCAGAATTGGCAGAAGACAAGGAAGCCCTAGAAGAAAATATGGATCTTCCTACAGTATACAAGATCGTTGAAGAGGCATCTGGAATTAGACTTTCAGACGCTACTCTACTTGGCAATCTTGTAAACAATTAAATAAAAAGAGGTGTTAATGGATGGCTGATGTTCAATCCAATATTCATGTAAATATTGATACGTCGGATGCTCTAGCAAGTTTAAAACTTCTACAGCGTCAAATATCAGCCTTCCACACACAAATGTCGAAGTCTGGCGCAGCAGCGTCAGCGGTAGCAGCAAATCAAGCACAAAACTTGATGAACAGCATAAATGCAACTGGACAATTCCAGGCATCGATGCGAACGGTAGCAACAAGTACCGAACATTTTACTAATGCTCTAGAAAGAAACAAGTTAACATCTAGAGAGTATTTTAGATACACTGGCGCAGCCACAAAAACTTTCGGTAGACTATTTAAGTCTGAATTTGAAACAATAAACAAGGTTGCACGAGAGCGTGTAAAAGATATACAGACCCAGTATATTAAGATGGGCAGAGGAGCCAATGGTGCTCTTCAGGCTATTGCAGTAAGACCGCTTACCCTAGACATGAAAAATCTGGGTACACAAACAGCAATGGCAGCACAAAGACAGCAACTACTAAATCAATTATTAAAGCAAGGCTCTACCAATCTTTTAAACTTTGGTAAAAATACTCAATGGGCTGGTCGTCAGTTGATGGTTGGTTTTACAGTTCCATTAATGTTGCTTGGCTCTACCGCTGCTAAGACCTTCATGAAACTTGAAGAGCAGGCTATTAGGTTTAAGCGTGTCTATGGTGAAATGTTTACCACACAAGAAGAAACCGATGCAATGGTTAAAGATATCCAGTTGCTTGCAAAAGAATATACCAAGTATGGCGTTGCTGTAGAAAAAACTATGGAGATGGCTGCCAATGCTGCAGCAATGGGTAAGATGGGGGAAGAACTAAAGGCTCAAGTAATGGAAGCAACTCGCCTTGCTGTTCTTGGTGGTGTTGAGCAAGAGCAGGCCCTTGAGACAACTATTTCTGTAACCAATGCGTTTGGTGTCGCTGCAGAAGATTTAGCAAAGAAAATTGACTTCCTTAACGCAGTAGAAAACCAGACTGTCGTATCTATTGAAGATTTAACAATTGCTATTCCAAAGGCTGGACCAGTTGTTCAACAACTTGGTGGAGATGTAGAAGACCTTGCATTCTTCCTGACTGCTATGAAAGAAGGTGGAATTAATGCATCAGAAGGCGCTAACGCACTTAAATCTGGTCTTGCATCTTTAATTAATCCATCTGAAAAAGCATCCAAGATGCTTGCAGGACTTGGCATAAATATCAAGGGTATTGTAGAAGCAAATGCTGGAGATGTTAAAGGAACTGTAGTAGACTTTGCAGCAGCACTAGATACTTTAGATCCTCTTAATCGTGCTAGAGCAATTGAGCAATTATTTGGAAAGTTTCAGTTCTCAAGATTATCAACGCTATTTCAAAACGTAACAGCACAGGGAACACAAGCGTCACGAGTTTTACAACTTACAAAAGCAACTACAGAAGAATTAGCAATTTTGTCTGAACGAGAATTAGCAAGGATAGAAGATTCAACTACCTACAGGTTTAAGAAAACAATTGAAGATCTAAAGGTTTCTCTTGCTCCAGTTGGAGAACAGTTTTTAAAAGCCTTGACGCCCATTGTTGAGTTTGTTGGTAAAGTTCTAGAAAAGTTTAATGGCTTAGGTGACGGAAGTAAAAGATTTATTACAATACTTACAGTTGCCCTAGGTGCAATTGGGCCAGTAGCCCTTATGACATTTGGTTTGCTTGCTAACGGTGTTGCAAATATAATTAAGTTATTTGCAGCAATGAAGTCATCTTTTAATAGAGCGGGATCATCAACACAGATTTTAGGGCAACAAACAGATTATTTAACTAAAGAACAGATGGAGGCTTCTGCGGTAGCAGCATCTTTAGATCAGGTTCATCAAAGATTACGACAAACATTTACTTCAGAAACAGCAGCAGTAAACGCTTTGGCTTTAGCATACAGAAACGCAATCGCAGCACAGGTAGGGTTTACTGGACCAGTAGGAAAAGGAAGAATGCCTCAAAGCAAAAAATATTCTAATGGTATTACAAATATTCCAGGGCCAAAGGGTGCAGGAGATATTGTCCCAATTCTTGCTTCTCCTGGAGAAGCAGTTATTCCAGCAGATGCAGCACAGGATCCAGCAAATAAGCCATTTATTGCCCATATGGTTGCAGGAAAAAAGTTACCAGGATTTAAAAAAGGTACAGAAGAAATTAAAAAAGATAACAATGTAGTTAATAAAACTCACGTAGGTGGAAAAAGCACTCCAAAAGACATCCAAGAAATTATAAGAACAAACCCATACATGAGTGCAGATCAAAAAGCAAAACTGCTTGCGATGGAGCAAATCTTTAAGTCTCAAGGTTTACCAGCAATGACAACAACCAAGCACGGCTTAATGTTTGATTTCCCTGAGTGGATGAATAAGATAATGCCAAGTACAACTAGTGGAGTATCTAAGGAAGAGTTTATAAAAGAGTGGGAACGCCGTGGTCCAGAAAAATGGAAGGCTTCTGGAATGAATGCAACTCAAGCAGCATCAATGGATAGAGCATTCCGTGAAGCAATAGGAATGAGCACTAAGCCATATATAAATGATTCAATTATGGACGATCTGTTTAGAAACAGAGTGCCAGAACTGTTAGGTCCTGACGACAAGGGATTACAAAAAGCACAACAACTTTATGCAACAGATTACAGATTTAACATGGGCAAAGGACTTGGTACTACTCCAGAAGAAAGCAGAAAAATTCTTCAAAATGCAAAAGATAAAGGATTTATAAAAGACTTTAGTATTAAAGAAGGCTTTGGTACAGGAGAAGGAAGAACAGATAAGATTGTAACAAAGTCTTCAACTGTCACTCTAAATGACGGAACTGTTGTAAACATGAACAGACTTGGAACAGGAACAACGCCTGTTATAAGTCAAAAGACTTCTAAAGGGCCAGTAACAGCACCAGAGTTAATTCAAGAAAACATGGAAAAAGCACAGACTCAAGAGTCAAGATTAAAGGCAATAGCAGATGATGCAGCAAAGACAAAAACTGGTCAAAAGAAACCTACAAACTTTGGAAGACAAATATCTGGAACTTCTGGAAGAAGTTTTGCTGTAAGAGAAATTGGTGGACTTTATGAAAAACCAAATGGTCAAAAAGTATTTGTAAAGCCAATGATGAGCGAACTAGATGCTATAGCAGAAAAAAGAGCAACCGATTTTGCTAGAAGTGTTCAAGGACTAGACACTCCAAAACAGACCATAAGCACAATGATAGATCCAACAGACCCAACAGGAAAAAGAAAGATTATTGTTTTAGAGTCAAAGTTTGACCCAAAGTATGCCGATTCAATTCCAAAAAGTTTTACTCAGGATCAATATTTTAGACAATTGGTGTCCGCTAACCTTCGTGGAGACAAAGACCTTAAAAGAGGAAACCTAGGAGGAAATGTATTAACAGATGTTGGAACTGCGGGGGTATTTGATAAGGCTTCAGGTGTAAGAACACTTTCAGAAAAAATGCCTTCTCTTGCTGAAATGGCAGAAGAAAATTTAAAGGGCGTTCCAGGAAAACAGGCAAAAAATTCACCAAATTGGTTTGCTAATGCAACAAAAGACATTGCATTAAATATGAGCCCAGACGAATATGATCGTGCTATGAAATCAGAAATTCAAAGACAACTTGCAAAAGCAGAGCCATACGTAGCAAAAATGCCTTTAACCGATCCTTTAAGGCCTCAGTATGTTATGATGCTAGAAAGACTTAAAGAAGGCTTAAAAGTAGACTGGAAAACTTTACATCAAAAACATAGTTCTATTTTGGTAAAGCCTGACGAAGTTTCAGAAGATGAAAACGAAAAAACTAAAAAAATAAAATCAGAGCCAAACAATCGTAAATTTAAATCTAATAGCCCAAAAGATACAAGAATTGCTCCAGCATCTATAGCCCCATCAGTTCGTCAAGGACCAAGAGGTATAAAAATTCCTGGTTTTTCAGAAGCACCTATGTCATCTCAAGAGGTAAAACAAAGAATTGCTAAAGAGCACTCTCAAGCAAAAGCAGCAGCATCTAGAACTGCATTATACGGCTCAGGACCAATAGACGCTGAGCAAAAGTCTTTAAGGCGTCAACTAAAAAAACTAGAAGGAAATGGAAAAACATTAAATAATGTAGCAGCAAAAGTTGCAGTTACACAAAAAGTAGTAACAGATAACATGACTGAAAATGTTAAAAAACAAGGTGTAGCAGCAAGAATGCAACAAAAACTAAAGGCAAAGTACAACGCAAGCAAAGAAGCAAAAGCAGCAGCAAAAGCAGCAGGCACTCCAAAAACGGGCATGGGCATGGGTGGTGCAGCAATGGGTGTTGCTGGTGTGGCAATGGTTGGATCAATGATTCCAGGTTCAGTTGGAGAAATGTTTCAAAAATTAATGATGCCACTTATGGGGCTTGCAATGATTCTTCCAATGCTAAGTAGCAGAATGGGTGCACTCGCTGTAGGTGTTGGTGCCATTACTGCTGCATACATATATCAAAGAATGCAATTTGATAAAGCACAAGATGCAGCAATGAAATTGACAGAAGCAATGGGTTCTGGATCTGAATCAATTAGAAATCTCTCAAAATTTGCAAACACAGTTTCTGCAGGAGAAACTATGGACAGAAAAAGAAAAGAGGCCTTTTCTCCATTCCAAATAAAAACAGGGAAAACAACATTTGGAGAATCTTTCATGGCAGGCGAAGACGGAAAGGCTATGGCTAAAAATGTTGGAGAAACAATAAAATCATCTGGAAGTAAGCAAGTAGCACAAGACCAAGTATTTAATCAGATGGCAACTGCTGTTGCTTCAGGAGCATTAAGCCCAGCACAAGCGAGAAGCATTGTAGGAAATCTTGCTCAAGAACTTGGAGACTATTCTTTTGGAATTAGTGTAAATGCAAAATTGATTGAATTCTTAGGACCAAACGGAGAAAACATTCTTAAGGATCCAATAGGAGTTAGAGTAAAGATACTGCAAGATACAAGAGAAAAAATGAACTTGTCAACAGAAGCAGCAAGAAAGGCTGGAGGGTTTACTGGCACAGACAAACTTAAGACTGGAGGCTTTACTCTTGGAGGTGCTGCAGCAGGTGCTGGAACAGGTTTTGTTGCTGCTGGATTAGGCGCTGCTGGCGCAGCAGCAATGGGAGCAACTATTGGTAGTGCAGTCCCAGTTGTAGGAACTATTATTGGCGCAGCACTTGGCGCAGGCGTTGGGTACTTCTTGTCTAAAAAAGATAGAAATAAAAGAATTGGAGAAGCCTCTGGTGCAAGCGTTGCTATGCAAAAAATGGCTCTTGAGCAGCAGCAAGAAATGATGGACTCTGTAGAATTGCAATATATAAAAGAGATGGAAATTGCTAAAGCCAAAGGCGATCAAAATAAAATAGATGAACTTACACTACAGTATTCCAAAGATAGAGTGCGCTTACTTGAACAAAATGCAGCGCTGGTTGGAGATATTCAGAAAAATTTTAGTGAATCCGAAGGAGCAACTAGAAAAGCACTTATGACAGGTGTAGACAAAGCAATTACAAAAAGATATAAAGGAACCAATTTAGAAGATGTCGTTCCTCTTGCTACATCAGGAATAAATGATTCTAAATTAAAAGATGAAATAAAGTATACATTAAAAATGGAAATGGCAAGTGGACAAATAGACCCATTACAAATGATTGAAATATTTGATAAGTTTGGTAAGGACGCAACATCTATGGAGGCTGTTGCTACCATTATAACAAAGTTTGGTGGAAAGTTTGCAAATGAAGCAATGGGAGTTGTGGCAATGTTCAAAGATCCAAAACAATCTGCAGATTTTGTTGCTCGACTATCATTACAAGATCCAGATATGGCAGCAAAAGATCTTCAACTATTCCAAAAAATTTCTCAATCAGGACAGGTCATAGATCTCGATGTTGCTTTAAACTATTACAACACAGATGAAGATGCTCGTGAAGCCTTAAAAACAGATTTAGCAGAAATAGAGGCCCTCAAAGGCAAGGTTGATTTAAAGATCGCTGCAACAGTTCTTGGCAAAGAAGAGATGGAAGCACTTCGTAAAAATAGTGAGCATTTTTTAGGACTAGATGATTTTCAACAAAAAGTGTATATGCAAAACCTAAGAGTTATGTTCGGCATGGAAGGCGACCCTGCAATGCAGGAACAGTATAAAAATTGGCTGGCGATGGATGGAAACAAAGGAAAAACTTTTGATGATTTTGCTAATGCTAAAAGCACACAGTTAACAGATATTGTTAAATCAGATTCTGGTGCTGTAGTTACAGGTAATACTCCAGGAGATAAAAAGGGTCCAGACGCTTCTCCACTAGACGACCTATTAAAGAAACTAAGAGATGTTCGTAAAAATACTATAAAGGTTACCAAAGGTTTTGATGCTTCCTTTAAATCATTAAACAAGATATTTGGTGGAAAGAAAACTATTGAAGTTTTCAGCGGTATTGAAAACGATATGAGAAGATTAGGCGCAGGAGAAGACCTGATTGATCTTATTGTTGGTATGGATCCAGCAGAGTTTGAAAAACAAAAAAACAAATTGTTTAAATTTAAAAACGGTGAAATTGTAGCATTAAAAGATGGTGCAAAAAGTATTGGTGATGCCCTTCAGTCAATCGCACTTGGAGATTTTGTTAGCACACAAGATAGAATGGTTAAGAATATTGGCAATCAAAATGTTGCGCTTGAAAGACTTCAGGCTGCTGGAGTAGAGGGTTCTATTGCCCTAGACATGGTTGCAGACTCTGGTACTGCAGCAGCAATTGCTAACAGTAAATTGTCAGACAAACAACTTAAAAAAGTTATAAAAGCAGCAAAAGAAGCAACAAAAGCACAAAAACAAATGGCTGCTACTGAAGCAATTACCAAAAAAATATCAGAAGTAAAAGACGAAGGAAAAGCATATACAAACTTAATTCAAGCAATAGGACAATTTACCAGAGAAGAAATAGAGTTGATTATTAATAGTGCAGAGGCGATGGGACAATTGGCTATAGGTATTGATACGCCAGCCACGCTCAAAGTATTTAGGGACTTGCTAAATAGTTTAAAAAAAGAAGCAGAAAACAAATTTAAAATTAAATTATTAACTATAGAGGGAATGCAAGAAATATTTGATACTGGGTTTAGCAATGCAATGGAATCTTTTGATGTAAAAGAAACAGCACTTAGACTTAGATTTAATGTTGACAACAAAGCGCTAAATGATGAAATTAAGAAGGCGGAAGAAAAAATTGCCTTAGCACAAGAAAAAATAAGAATAGAAGAAGTTGGATTAAAGCAGATTGAAGATCAAGAAGAAAAAGTTAATGAGCAATACGATAAAAGGCTTGAGGCTTTAGACGAGGTTGAAAAGGCAAATGCCTCAATATCTCAACAACAAAAGGGACAGTTAACTCTTGCCGAAGCCCTAACCTCTGGAGACATTGCTGCTGCTGCTCGTGCAGCCCAGGAAATGAGAGCACAACAGGCTGCAGACGCTGTTACAAAACAAAAAGAGGCTTTAGAGCAATCGAGAGAATATGAACTTTCACAACTAAGATCAGAAGATGGAAGAAGTAGAATTGAGATTGAAACAAAAATTAAAGAATTGCAAGATCAAATTTATGAGATTGAGACAAAAAGCCTTGAGCCTAATAGAGAAACCTTACGACTAAACGAACTTGCATTAGAAAATGCAATAGCAGGATTAACTACTCTAGGAAAAACTAGAGAGCAATGGGAAGCAATTAAAAATGCTGTTGACCTTGCAAGAATAGCAAGTGCTCAATTTATTAAGTCAATGCAAGATGCTTTAAATATTCAAGGAAGTCTTATCAAGGGATACCAGGAGCAAAAGGTAAACACACCAGTTATAACTCCAGAACAAAAAGTGACATGTCCAGAAGGCTATGAGTTTGATGGAACTAATTGCGTAATGAAGGGTGCAACAGTTATTGTATGCCCTGCTGGATTTAAGCAGGTCGGAGACAAGTGCGTTAAAGAAGGAACAACAGAAATAATTTGTCCTGATGGCCACACACTGGTTGGAAATAATTGCGTAAAAGAAGCAGAAAAAAAGACAGTCTGTCCTGAAGGATATAATTTGGTAGGAAATGACTGTGTTAAGGTGGGTCCAACAAAAACAGTCTGTCCTGATGGATATGACCTAGTAGGAAATGACTGCATCAAGCAGGGCAACAAGGTTGATGATCCTATAATTCCAGCAACTACACCAACCAAAACACCAGCCACAACAAAGTATGTTGTAAAACCAGGAGATACGCTATCAGAAATTGCAGCAGACAATGATATTACTTTAAAACAGTTGTATGCTTTAAATCCTAAATTTAAAACTGACCCTAAGTATAATGGTGGAAATATGATTTGGTCAGGAACTACTGTTAAACTTCCTGGTGATGATGGAACAGTAGGCGGTGGGGGTGGAGGAAGGAATGTCCAAATTCTCTCAAAGGGTGGCCTCATAAACCCAATGCGATTTGCTGTAGGTGGTTTTGCAAAAGGTACTGACACAGTACCAGCAATGCTAACTCCAGGGGAGTTCGTTATGAGCAAGTATGCTGTCGATTCTTACGGAATAGATAATATGAAAAAAATAAATAATGGAGAATCGGTTGGCGGATCAGTGTATAATAATACATATGCATTAACGGTTAATGCTAGAACAGATGCAAATCCAAATGATATTGCACAAGCAGTGATGGCAACAATTAAGCAGGTTGACGACAGAAGAATTAGGGGGGTGGCAATAAGTGGCAGAAGATGAGTTAGACCCTAGAGTTGTATACATGCAGGGTCGTAAAAAATATAATAGACCTAGCGGCATGCTTTGGTCAGAAAATTCTGGAACACTGCAAGATGGCTTATACATCCCATATGGTTATGAAATTGGGGTAGACCCAGAAGTTGTCGAAGATGACACATTGCTAGATCAGTTTTTGTTAATTACTGATGACAATAGGCAGCCAATTGAGTTTTCACAAGAGCGTATTGAAAAGCGGGAAAGAATGATCAATGGTCGTATGCGATCATATCACATTGCAGATAAACTTCAGTTAAGCACAAGTTGGGAACTTATTCCATCAAGATCTCATGCAGATGTACCGCATTTTGATGTTGCCACTGGACTATCATCAGTTAAGTCATACACAACAGATGGCGGAGCAGGTGGAGCAGATATGCTTGAATGGTATGACTCTCACAAGGGCTCATTCTGGGTATTTCTTGCATACGATAGAAAAGGAATATTTAAAGGAACTCCAGACCCATATGATCACCTAGGACAATATAACCAGTTAATAGAAATGTTTATTAGTGATTTTTCATATTCTGTTGAAAAACGAGGATCAAATTTTGATTACTGGAATGTATCAATAAGTTTGGAAGAGGTATAATGTTTGAAGACAAAGACCTACAAACATTCCTAGAGACTTCTCCAACTGTCAGAAATAAGTCGGTAGTCATAGCAGAATGGAATATGAACATTCCAACCAATATAAAACATATTGGAAACTATAGGTATAGACCAACACAAGCATCTACCGTCTACTCTTCCTTACCCACAAGTTTTGACATTAATGATGCTGGAAATTTTTATACTGACGCAACTGATGCTGATGTTTTGGTTGATGGTACATTTGATAATAACGATATCCCCACTACCTTTTTAACAAAGAAAGAAAAATTAAAAACCTTATATTCTTTAGAAGACTGCTTCAATCAATTTAGACCAAGATCTGGTATTAACAAGGCAGTATTTTTTGAGAATGGAAAACTTCATCACCCCAATCTATTTATGGCTGATAGACCAAGATATTATATGCCAGACAAAAATGATTTATTTAAATATTGGACTTCATACAGAACAGAGTCAGGGCAAGAATATGGAATTGCTTCTAAAGTTCGTGGATCCCAATATGACATTGAGGATGCATGCCCTTTTGTTGTTTATAAAGAAAAAATTCCAACAAATAGGGTTGTAATTAAAATGCAAACACACACTGGAACAGAAAATCTTGGACCATTTTCATCTTCAACGGGATCATTTTTAGACCCATTCTTTGGAGAACTAAATCAAAAAGTTCCTAGCAAATGGAAAATACAATTTTTAAAAGATAACAATTGGCAAGATGTCATATCTTTTGACCCATCAAAAAGAAGAAAAGATGGGTCTGCAATAATTCAAAGCGATGGATATGTTGAGATTGCTTACGGATTAATTGTGCCAGATGAATGGAGGTCTAACTTTGTTTTTGCAGAAGTATACTCAAGCATATCTCTACTTCCAAATAAGTCTGTAACTGGGTATGCCTACTTAATCAAAGAAAATGAAAATGATATGGGCGAATATCATATATGGAACGGTGTGGATTATACAATTATAAAACCAAAATATGGGTGGTATGTTCAAGATGAAACTGTAGATAGACTCACTAACTTTGTTACAGACGCAACATCTCCTGATGTGTTTACTAGATCTCTTGATGGAAAAAAGCAATATAGAGAGTTTGAGTTTATTTCTGGAATAAGAATTGTTGTTGAAACAATGAATGTAAAAGACTCAACATTTGATTTAATTGAAATTTCTCCAAGACTAGTAATGAACATATCAGATAAAACCCTAGACTATTCAGTAAATAAAAGCGCTTCAGACTTAGGACTAAGTGGTCTTCCAGTAGGGCAACTAGTTGCATCAAATGGAACAGTAAATATATTTGATTATGATCAAGCATTTAATGAAAACAATCCTTTTTCTTTTGTGACTGGCAAAGGAAGCATTATCTCAAAATATATAAACAGACATATACAGTTTAAGTTTTATGAGGTTATAGTAGATGTAGATGGATGGGACTATTGGGTTCCAATAAAGACTTTGTACTCTGATTCATTCCCAAAGGCAGATATAGAAAACAAAAAAATCTCAATAACTCTAAGAGATCTTTACTGGTACTTAGAATCAATAACTGCTCCACAAATATTAATGACAGAAGTTTCTGTTAGTTCTGCAGTTTCTCTTTTATTAGATTACATAGGATTTTCCAATTATACATTTAAAAGAGTAGAGAATGAAAAAGAAATAATAATTCCATACTTCTTTGTTGGCCCAGATAAAAGCGTTGCGGAAATCTTAGAAGATTTGGCGGTATCAACACAAACAGCAATGTTCTTTGATGAGTATAATAACTTTGTTATGATGAGCAAAAACTATATTATGCCAACCATTGCACAAAGACCAACCACCTTTGCTCTAAAGGGAACAAATGATCTATTTCAAGATAAAGAGATAAAAAATAAAACACTTATCAATTCTAAACTTGCCAACATCATTTCTGTGTCAGCACAGTCTAACAATGTTTATAATGATGGAGTGATTAATTATACAACAAGACATATCCAAAGATCTATAGGATCATTAAGACAAGCAAGCCTTTTGGATGACGAAAGGTTTTATGTCTACAAGCCAGTTCTTCTATGGGAAGTTTCTGGCAGCGAAAATACAAAATCTTTAAATAATGAAATTGGAACGCAGTCTTCCTATCTGCTCAGTGCAATTCCACTAAACGCAGATCTGTCTGCAGATGTTCCAATTGTAAAAAACGGTATTGTTATTAATAATACCTTTAGCCTAGGAGAAGCGTCATATTGGATTGGTAGATATAATGGATACTTTTATTCACAAGGAGAAATTATAAAATACGATGCTGTTCAATATAATGTAACTGGATTTGGAAATGTTTGGATTACATCTATTGAAGACTATCAAGATTATTTTGCCAAACTGCCATTCAATGGAAAGATATACCCAACTGGTTTGGTAAGAATTTATTCTGAGCCTAAATACTTTGAGCAAGAAGGAATTGTTAAACTGCAAAATGGTCCAGTGGTAAAACATGGTCGTGGTCAATTTGGAACAGAAGTTGTTGCACACTCTGCTGGAATATCTGATTATTGGAAATCAGACGACAACATAAAAGGATGCTACATGGCATCTGAATACCTATTTGATAATAAAGAACTTCCAACAACATCAGTTGCTGCTGCTGGGAAAGTAACAGACACTGGGTCATCTTCTGATGCTCTTGCAAGAACATCTTCAAGAACTGGACTTATTAAAAACTTTCTTTCTACAACTCTTACTGGAGAAATAGGAACATCAACACAGCAACAGCCAGGTTCTATTCAGTCTTCTGCTCTGTCTTTAACTGGTCCTAATTTTACAACAAAAGAAAAGCCAAGAAACTTTTTATCATATGTCCATAAGTCATTAGAGAATAAAAAGTACAAACACTTTGGAACAAGAATGAGGATTGTTGGCAAAATAGAAAATAATCAAGACAGAGGCCAAACCTCAAACGGATCTTCTACTTACTTTGTTGTAAATGGTTCTACACCAGACAAAAATATAAATGTTTCTGGAGGTTCTGCTGGAATTGCGGTAATGCTAAACCCAACAACGAATGTTGGTTATTATTTTGAAATTGCAGCGTTGGGACTTGGAAAGTTGTCAAAAACAGAAAAAGAAAGTGTTAGTAACGTATTTTTTTATAAGGTAGAGTCTGACAACGGAACAGCGGTTCCAGTGAAACTGTGGGAAGGCCTAGGAGAAATTACGGTAGATGACGGAAGATTTACTGGACAGTCAAGAAGTTTTGCTGAAGAAAATCCAACGGTATATGATTTAGCAGTAGAATACGAAGACATAGGAAAAACAAGAAGATTTTATCTATATCTAAATGGAAGTCTTTTAGTATCCGTAGATGACCAAAATCCTCTACCAGCCTATTCCAATATTGCATTATTTACAAGAGGATCTTCTAGAGCAATGTTTGAAAATGTGTATGCACTATGCAATAACTATTCTCAAAATACATCGTTTTCTTTAGGTGCCCCAGTAAACTCTGCCTTTGGAGATATTGAAATTGACGCAAATGAATCTTTTAGAAAGTATTCAATTAGTGGCTTAATACAAAATACATATTTAACTGGAATTGGTTCTTCTGAGCCACCAAAGTATGATATTTATTTTGAAGAGTTTGGAAGTATTATGAGAGAAGCAGCCGTGTTTAATTTTAAATATGACAAAGCGTATCCAGCCCTTAGCGCTAAAATTTCTCCAACATTTAATAAAATGAAGAGTTATGTTGTATCTGGGTTTAGAGCAGGATCATATGGAGCAGAGTTTCTTATATTTAATACAACAGATGCTCCAATTACTTTGGATGAAACAAGTGGTAACTATTTAAGAATTCAAGGAATTACTTTTACTCAGCAGTCTGAAAATAATCTTACGGTAGATGAATATTTTAATAAAAATACTCTTGTCTCTAATCCACAGTTTGTTGCAGATAGACTAATCTCTAATCCATATAAATTTAAACAAGACTATCAGGATATTAAACTTAGCAGAATGACACATGGTAAGCGAGACTTTGCTTTAGAAACTGTATATATTCAGTCACAAGATGAGGCTTCTAGTTTGATGAAATGGCTTGTTGAAAAAGTTACAAAACCAAGAAGATCCCTAGGAGTTAAAATATTTTCAATACCAACAATTCAACTTGGAGACATTGTTAGCGTAGACTATAAAGAAAACGATATAAGTATGGCATCAGATCCAAACAACAGGTTTGTTGTATATAATATTGAATTTTCAAGAAGTTCGGATGGACCAGAAATGACTTTGTTTTTAAGTGAGGTGGCCTAATGAATGTAGAAGGACTCAAGTATCCGACATATCTTTCTTCTGTGGCTGCAATTCCCGAAGCATCTAAAAAAGAAACTGACGATTCGGTAAAAGTTGCAACGCTAGACTTAATATTAGAACAAGAAGACACAATGTCTATTGAAATAATGACAGACTTAATTTTTGAAGACATTGGTGGATATGAACTTGCAACAATATCAAGACACGATTTAGTCAATGGACAGAAAGTAATATATGCTCCAATCAAAAACCTTACAGACTTGTATTTGCAGTATAACCCAAACAATGTTTTAAGATTGCAATCGTCCGACTCCTACTTTAAATCTTTGGCCCTGTCTATTTTCAATCACCTTCCAGTGTGTGGCAACGGTTATGACCTTGTTGGAACAGATCCAGATCTAACAAAAAGAACAAAGGTCCCGAACTGCAAGTCAGTATATATAGATCCAATAACTGGAGACCTAGTAATTAATTTGGTTAATGTAAAAGAGGGCGAGCAAGCGGAGGTCGAAATATTGACCGCTGGAAACATTTTTGATGATACAATATACTATGGGAGCGTTTAATGATAACTAATACAGGGAAAAATCTTTTAGCAAAATATCTAGTAGGACAGACACCGTCTTATGCATCGCATATTGCGGTTGGATGCGGGGCTAACCCAGTAACTCCAGACCATACCTTTACCACAGAAGAATTAAATTCTATGAAAAATAAAGAATCTTTAAATTTTGAGATGTTTCGTGTTCCAATTATTTCAAGGGGATTTGTAAATGAAGAAGGACTATCAAAGGTAGTGCTTACAGCAGAAATGCCTACAGAAGAAAGGTATGAAATTACTGAGGTAGGAATATTTTCTGCAGGATCTAACCCAGTTGCTGGATCATTTGATAGCAGAGTTGTTTATTATTTTTCAGAAACATACAACAGGCGATAAAGTAATTAAGGAGAGTCTCCTTTAGAAATACCCATACAATATGGCCCACTAGATGGAGACCAAAACAATGGAAACATAAATCAAGAATCAAAAGTTTTTTCTACAAATGCTGACAATAGAATTTTTACAGATGAGGATAGAGTTGCAAGAAACGAAAGATGTCGATTCTTAAATAATATTATTGCAATGCGAGGGGATACATCTACCCTTGAGTATAGTCCACAAAACTCTTTGTTTGCCCTAGTCGGTTCAGACTACATAACATTAGATCCGACCTCTGTAGATTTTACTAAAAACAGCCCGTCTGATGAATTAAGGCTTGCTTTTTCTGTTGTTAATAGAGTTACAAATCAAAATGCTGTTCCAGATAATGTTAAAATAATGTTAGAATTTTCTCATACTGGCGCAGGCGGTTTTACTCAGTATGCCAAGTTTGTTGTTGATATTGATGATGTGGGATATGAAAGTGGGTCTTCTGCAAACACTCATGATTTTACAAATAATAGATATATTGTAGTCAAGAAATCCTTTCAAGAGTTAGACAAAACTTTGGGCTTTAAATGGTCCAATGCTTCAACAGCAAAAATCTATGCTTATATTACTAAAGATGGCCTACCTTCAGATTCTTTTTATGTTTGCTTAGATGCCTTAAGAGTTGAAAACACAACATCTACAAACTCTTTATACGGACTAACTGGATATTCTGTAATTAAAAATATTAATGCTAGGCCAGTGATTAAGTCATCTAATACAACCAACTATATAGAGTTTAGATTTGTTCTGGATGTTTAAAAATGACAAATACACCAGACAAAGGAATTAAAAATGTAGTTGTTAAAAAAGAATCCCTGGGAAAGGTAACAGGATCTAATGCAACCGTTGTAAGATTTCGACTAGTATCAGAAGACAAAAATAGAAAATCTCCATATTCTCAAATATTTGTTACAGAATCTGGAGAGGTCTTTATAGGTATTGGAGATATAAATGTTGTGGGGAATACCGTGTTTGTAAACTGGGCATCTGGAGATGTTTCTACACAAATAATGTATGATGTTTTTGTAGGGTTTGATTCTTCTGCACCAGCGTTTAAAGCAACAACTGGATCAACTAACTACTCATTCTTAAAAACTGGAACAACCTCTGTTAGAGTAAGAATCCAAGTATCTTCAATAAATCCAGCACTAAATGAAGATTTAAAGATTTACGACTCTGGAACGATTCCTCTGGTATAATTATATTATGGCAATTTTACCATTACCCGAAAGAGGACAGCCACTAGACGTAACCTATCTTTACCAGATAGTTAAGGCTATTAACGATCTCTCAACACAAGCATCAACATCTATATATAAGTATGTAACTGTAGACACGCCTAATGCAGGAAAGCAAAGCGTTAAAACCTCAGAAGCAAGAATTATTGGAGGTTATGTCCAGGTAACGTCTAGTTCTTCACAAACTGCTGGCTCCTCTCAACCCTTTTCTTATAATTTTCCAAGTGAATTTAAGTTTGCCCCAATTGTTACTGCAACACCAATAAACATTGGAAATACTGATGCTGGAAAAGATGTTACAGTAACCTTGTCAGCCATTACAACATCTGGAATTTCTGGAACAGTAAAGTTTAATGTTGGCGGAGATACTTCTATAGGAGTTAATCTAATAATAGTTGGAATTCCTAACTGATGATTTTTTGTAAAAGATGCAAAGGTAGAATGTTTCTTGATCGACAATATTCAGAAATCAATAATCTAGAAATGTATTGCATGTCTTGTGGAGCAAGAGCATTTTTCCATCCACCTAGTAATTCTCAGGAGGGCAAGTGGCTATTAAAAAGGGAACAATTGAGAGCGAAGGCTACAATGTCCTCCCTGTAATTCCAGGGAATAAAAAAGTTTGGTTTTTAAATAAAGACCTAGTAAGAGTTCATCATCTTAACAAGTCTAATGGAATAATGTCTGTTTATAATATAACAAAAGATCAAATTGAAAGTTGTTTAATTAGTGATTTTAAAAATAAAAGAGAGCGAGCCTATACCGTAGGTCAGACTGCTGATTTAGTTAATCGTCATAAAAAATATATGCCATCATTAATGAAACGAGGAGTCATTCCATTTCCGACGGGATCTCAAAAAGGTGGAGCAAGAGGATTTCAAGTAAGGTCATACTATTCAGAATCCCAAGTAAGAGAGATTCGTGATATACTTGCTACACACCATATTGGCAGACCAAGAAAAGATAAACTAATTACTAATGATATTACGCCCAGCAAGCAAGAGTTGACACGCAGAATGGGCGATGGTATACTTACATATACGAGAACAGAAGATGGACGGTTTGTACCCATTTGGGGCGAATCTATTTAGCGAAGGGTATAGCATGGAAAATGAATCAACAAAGGTATCTGTAACACTGGGGTACACATTAAATCTAGGAAACTTTCAATCACTAAGGCTTGACCTTGGAGTAGTTGACTCTAAGCGTGACGGAGAAAATACCGATCAGGCTTTTGAGCGTGTCTACAAGTTTGTTGAAGACAAATTAACTGCCAAGATTTTAGAAGCACAAACCGAGGCTGAA